GAAAAGCATTATAAGACTGTAATAGTATTTGGAGATAATGACCATCCTGGAGGATATGCATCAAGAGCTATTTCTGATAAAGATGGTAAGAAATTATGTAAATGGAAGATAGATAAAGTTATTTCATTCCATAAAAATAATAATGTTGATTTAGCAGGCTATGCTAGATGGTTTTCTCCAAGAGAAGTGGAAAAAATTAGTAATTGGGTAAAGTATTTAAAACATTTTTAGTAAACCTTTAAATTAAATTAAAATGAACAGAATTTTTGTAAAGAAGAACGAGTTAACTCTCGTAAACGGTGGTTATTTAGTAACAGGTAAAGAAGAAACTCCTGTATACAATGAAAAATTTATTGCTGTACAAAAACATGCAGAATGGGTAGTAACTTTTGCTGAAAAAGCAAAAGGAAAAGATTTTATTGGTAAGGTACCTGATACTATTGCAAGTGTTAAGGATGAAGTTAGAAAAGCTTTATACAATAATGAGGTTAAATATATAGATACTCCTAAAGGAGTAAAACAAGATTTAACTGAAAAGTTACAAAAAGAAGCTTTAGCTTTTATCGGATATAGAGAAGATGTTTCAAAGGCAAATAAAATGAACCAATTTTTACAGCGATTTAATGTTATTCAGGAGTTTGAAGAATTTGGTCTTTATTTTGAAGAAGATGTATGCAAACTTAATAAAATTTATACCATTGAAGAGATTGTAAAAGCAGTTACAGAAGTAATTGACCTTATTAACTAATTAAATTAAGTTTAATTTAACTAAGAGCCTAGCAGTAATGTTAGGCTCTTTTAATTTATAATATGGAAGAAAAAATTAAAATATTAAAAGATACTCCATTTAATTTAGCTGGAGATATTTTAGGAATTAAGGAATTTAGGCTTAAATACAATTATATTTGTACAAATGATGTTTCTGATAAAGATTTAATTCATTATATTAAGAATTATAAATCTTACCCACAATTAAAACAGGCTCAGAAATACTGTATATCTGAATGGTTCCAAGTTGTAGAATCAATTGATTTAGAGCCTTTAACTTTTATACATGAAGATTTGTTTTACACAAAAGGATTTGATGGAATGTATCATGGATGGACAAGTGCTGAAGCTTTTTCTTTATCCTTTTCTGCTGACCATAAACCTGTAAAAAAGATAAGTATACCAGAAGCAAGAAAATTAATTTCAGAAGCAAAATATAGAAAAGAAATAATGTACTGTACAAATAATGTAAATAAGAAACTATAATGGAAGAAAATCAAAAATTAGCAATACAGTGGGTTAAAGACCAGAAAATTAGAGGATGTCTTACAGGGTCTTGTTTATTGGGGTATTTTGAAGGTTCTGACGTAGATTTCTTTGCTTATAGCGAAGCAGCATTTACTCAAATGTTTTATGCAATGTATTATAATCCAATGTTTCAAATACTAGACCCACTGGAAAAATGGAAGGCTGACAAATTTATTGAAAAGAAATTAGATAGTTATAGTAAAACTAGGCTAATTACAATTAAATTTATGTTTAACACCTGTATTCCTATAAATATTATTTATAAAAGTCATTGTACAGATGGGTATTCAGTAATATCTTCATTTGATATGGATGTAATAGCAAAGTGTTATGATACATTTATTCAGCAAGAAATAGATTTAACTTATGGAAGTACTGTAAGTAAAGTAGTATCTTGGAATAGGCACAATCAGAATTTTTGTGACCCTGAACTTTGGCAGATTTCTAGAATACTAAGGCAACTTGAGAGAGTAATTAAATACCATAAAAGAGGATATAATACAGATGCAGTAGTACATAAATACATTGATTTAATCAATCAAGTACAGGAATTTCAAAATATATTTAATTCCGATAATTTTAGCGAGAAGCTAAAAATTAGAAAGAATAATACTAAGATAGTGAAACAAATCTGCTTAAAGTGGTTAGAAACACATGAGATTGCAGATGAAACTTTAGAATTATTAAAAGAAAAAATTAAAGAAATATAGATATGACATTGAGTATAGATGACCTTTTACGGGCACTGCAAAATCCCGAAAAAACTGTTACTTTAGAGAATAGTAAAGATACTTGGAGTAGAATAGGTAATAAAGATAGTTTTGAAGAACTTGGATTAGAACCAAGTGAACTAGATGCTTTTTTGTCCGAGTGGGTGGGTGATAACCCTTACGAAACCATTTAATGTTACAATTATGAAAGAGTTAAAAGAAAAAGTAGAAAAATTTATAGTAGATAATAAATTAGAGTTTAATGATGGTGATAGTGGCCTTAATGGCAATTGCGTTATATTAGCTGGATTCCTATGTTATTTACTCGTAGAAGAAGAAAGAGGAAATTCAGAGGGTATTGATGTTATTCGATCTTTAGGATTAGTACCAGAAGCAGAAAATGAATTAGAAAGAGTATTTGATTTTGCTTGGGCTTCTGGCTATGAAGAATTTTGGATAACTGAAGATGCTAAAGAAACATATGTATTTTAATTATGCGTACTTTTTTATTAAAAGGTGGGAAGCCTCTAATTAAATGGGGGCTTCTACCTGATAATACTTTTTATAGAGGAAAAATACCTGAAGGGTATGATTTAGCTGTTAATCCACATCAACCTTATATTATAGTTGATGTGGATAGACATAATAAAGATGGGTTCCTTAATATACCTGAACATTTAAAAGCTGAATTAGATGCTACTTTAAATTATCCTACAAAAAATAACGGTCAGCATTATTGGTTCTGTTACAGTGGTAACAAGGTCTTACTTAACAAAGCCAGTAATTTAGGAATAGATTTAAGAATAGGGTATGAAAGGTATACTGAGACTAAATGGAGTAATGGTGGGTATGTTAAATGGCATCCTAGAAATGAATACAGAATTGAAGATGTATTGTGGAAAGCTCAGTTATCTTCAAAAGATTTAAATAAATGGTTAGAAAAACTTTTTAGTTATAAAAAGACAAATGAAAAATAGTGATATCATTGAAGCATTAGATAAAATGCTAGAGGAAGAAGATAATATTAAGGTACAAAAAGTTATAGAAAAGATAGGATGTGCTAAAACACAATTATTTGAAGCTATGTATGCTGCTCAGAAAGGATATACTATAGCTGGAGCATTAACTCCAATTGCTACCATTAGTAAAAATAAAGTAAACTAATTATGGAACAAGATATTTTTTACAAAGGTTATAAAATTAAAATTAGACAAGATGAGGATTGTGAATCTCCTAATGATTGGGAAGATGAAAATTTATTTCTTGTTTATGACCATAGGCAATTTACTGTAAAAAGAAAAGGTTTTGAACCTCAAGACATTTATGAAAATAGTTTAACCTATGAGAAAAATTATTGGGTATTACCTGTAGAGGCATATATTCATTCTGGTGTTAGTTTAAGCTTGTTTTCAGGCACTAAACAATGTAGGTGGGATAGTAGTGTATCTGGATATATTTTAGCCTCTAAAGAAGAATTTAAGGATTTAGAAACAGCTAAAACTGCTACTGAAGGGTTAATAAAAACTTGGAACCAATATCTATCAGGAGAAATCTATGGGTTTATTATAGAGAAGCCTAATACTATCTATTCAATATCTAAAGAAGAATTTGATACTCTATGTATTACTGGTACATTTTCTTCTGAAGCTTTTTTACAGGTAGCAGAGGAAGATACTGATTGGGAAGAAGTAGATAGCTGTTGGGGATACTATGGAGAATCTGAAGAAAGTGAGTTACTTGATGAAGCTAGAATGGTAATTGATAATTTAGTAGGAGATGTTTAAAAAGAGAAATAAATACTATACTGCTAGAGATGGTAATATTAGAAGAAAGGGCTCATATTCTGTAGGATATTCAGAAGCTCTACAAAGAGGACTAATCCCAGACAATAAAACTTCAAGGAAGAAGTATGGAGATTTATTAGATAATGTAGAACCTATAGAATGGCATCATGGAATGGGAGGAAAAAAGGTTAATTTTTACAGAAGAAAGGACTTAATTAATGGATAAAATACTAAGTATCATAGACTTTGATGGGATGTTATATCATTCTACCAGAGATACATTAGAAGAGAGTATAGAAGCTTTAAAGGATAAGCTTCAGAATTGTTTAGATAAAACTAACTGTACACATTGGACAGGATTTGTAGGCAAAGGAAAAACATTTAGACATAATATTAGTCCAGACTATAAAGCTAATAGAACAGGTAAACCATCTAAATATTTATCAGCTTTAAAAGAATGGGCTATTGCAGAGTATAATCTAAATGTTTGTATAGGGTATGAAGCAGATGATGCAGTAGGATATTTTTATTCTATTC